GAAAAGGGGTTGTTCTTTTCAGACATTGCTAGAGAAGAGGGAAAACTGGTTGGTATGATGTTCGGGTTTCTTAATAGGATTCCTTTCTGCAATGCCAGCGCAGCAATTGATTTGATTGTTTATGTGGTTCCAGAAAAAAGGAACGGTAGGATAGCAATGAAACTGATTAAGGATTATGAAAGATGGGCTAGAATTGTGGGGGCAGAAGAAATCCAATTGGGGGTGTCTTCAGGGACAAACCCTGATAAGGTAGCAAAATTTTATAACAGGCTCGGGTACACATCCTATGGGCACTTTTTACGCAAAGAGGTATAAAGATTATGGGCGGATTATTTAGTTCACCAACACCACCAGCACCAATAGCTCCTCCTTCAAAGAGCGACGCAGAAGTTAAAGCAGCGGCTGACAAAGAGCGTAAGCGTTTATTAGCGAAGAAAGGTAGGAAAAGCACCATCCACACTGGTGGTCAAGGGGTGTTGGGTGCAGCAGATGTAGAGAAGAAGAAACTGTTAGGATGACAGCTCAGAGCATAATTCGTAGAGGAGAATCTCTTAAAGCAGACAGAGGGGTTTGGGATGGGCACTTCCAAGAAGTGGCAGAGTTAGTCTTTCCGAACCACCCTGATTTCTTGGGAGATTTAACTGTGGGTCAAAAGAAAGGTCTTAAGACCTACGACTCTACAGCTATTCACTCTGCGGAGATGCTCGCTTCAGGTCTACACGGTAGACTTACCAACCCAGCAAGTGAATGGTTCAAATTAGAGTTTGAAGACTCCAATATGAATAGAACTCGCAGGTTCTCTTCTTGGTTGCAGGAAGTAGAAAAGACTATGTATAAAGAGTTGCGAAACTCTGTATCTGCTTTCTCTACTCATGCTCACGAGATGTACCTTGAATTTGTAACTTTTGGTACAGGAGTTTTGTTTATAGGGGAGACAGCAGACCTTGATGGGGTCTTATACAAATCGATCCCTCTTTCTGAAGCTTATATTGCAGAGAGCCAAGACGGGATAGTGGATACTTTATATAGGTTCCCAACTTTTAAAGTGCGCAACTTAGTTGATAAGTTCGGTCTTGATAATGTCTCTAAAAAAATCCAGAAGCTTTATCAAGATGAAAAATATGATTTAGACATACATATTATCCACGCTGTAGAGCCCAAAGAGGGCAGATGGTCTTCTGTATATGTGGAGATAGAGACTAAGCAAGTTTTGAGAGAAGGTTTCTTTGACTCTTTCCCGTACGCTGTCCCTAGGTTCTATAAAGCAGCTGGCGAGACATACGGTCGTTCCCCAGGTATCACTGCTCTACCAACGGTTAAAATGTTGAATGAGATGCAGAAGACACTTATTAAGGCTGCTCAGAAGGTTGTTGATCCTCCTTTACTAGCCCCTGATGACGGGTACTTAAACCCTGTACGGACAGTCCCAGGCGGGATTAACTATTTCCGTCCAGGTGCTGATAAGATTGAAGCCCTGAACACCCAAGCCAACATCCCTATTGGTCTTGAGATGGTACAACAAGCTCAGGAAGCAATTAGATTAATGTTCTTTGTTGACCAACTCTCTTTGCCTAATAAAGCAGAAAGAGTTACTGCTACAGAGATTATGCAACGCACTGAGGACTCTATGAGGTTACTCGGGCCAGTTGCTGGACGTATCCAATCAGAAGCTTTGGAAGTAGTTATAGATCGTACTTTCAAAATCTTATTGACACAAGGAAAGTTCCCCCCAACCCCAGAAGGATTGCAAGGGTCAGATTTTAAAGTTAGCTATACTTCCCCAATTGCAAGAGCACAACAACAGTTAGAAGCTCTATCTTTGCAAAGGGTACTAGAGATTATGACCCCTTTTGCTTCTATTGATCCTCAAATTATGTCAAGATTTGATAGTGAGGAAGTTTTGAAGGGTGTGTCTGAGATGTTCGGTCTCCGTCCATCTTTTCTCAAAACAGAGGAGGCAGTTGAGGCAGAGAAGCAACAGGCTCAGCAAATGCAGGAAATGGCTCAAGGGGCTGAGATCGCAAAAACAGGGTCTGAAGCGGCTCTTAACCTTGCTCAAATTCAAGGAGTACAAGGTGGCTAGTGATTTAAAAATTGCATACAACAAAGCTTTAAAAGGGGATGGGAAAGTATTAGAGGACATTCTAACCTTTTGTCATTTCTTTGAACCCTCTGATGAGACAGACCCCAATGTGGCTTTGTTGAAAAACGGAAGGCGTGATGTTGCAGTATTCATCTTACAGCGTTTAGGCTTAACTGATAAAGATTTTAGTAAAATATGGAATTAAACAAAGGAGTTTAATATGGACAATGAAGTACCACAAGAAGAGGCAACCTCTTCAGAAAATTGGAGAGACTCACTACCAGAGGATCTTCGAGATAATGAGAGTTTACAGAAGTTTACAACAATAGACGGACTTGCGAAGTCTTATGTAAATGCTGAGCAGATGATTGGCAAAGATAAGATGGTAATGCCTGAATCAGAATCTGAATGGACAGAAGTATACTCTCGTTTGGGAAGACCAGAAGAGTCCTCAGGGTATGCTTATGATCTCCCACAAGAGTCAGGTAAAGAATTGATGGATGCATTCAGCGAGAAAGCGCATAGCGTGGGGCTGAATCAAAAACAATATCAAGAGATACAAGATTGGTATTGGGACGCTTTTAAATCAGGTGAGCAAAACAAATTGGCTGATCAGGAAACGCAGTTTGTAGATGCAGAGCTTGCTTTGAAACAAGCGTGGGGGGAGAAGTTTAATGCTAACCTCACACTTGCTAACCGAGTTGCTGACGAGTTTGGAGGGGAAGAGTTTACAGATATGCTGAGTCAAAAAGGGCTCGATAATGATATCACTATGACTAAATTCCTTTACAACCTCGCTCAGAAAACAGGTGGAGAGACAAGTCTGGAGGGGGACAAGGGCAATGGTGCTCTTAGCCCTGACCAGATGCAAATGCAGATAAACGATCTTATGGCTCGTCCTGCGTACTTAAACAATACAGACCCGAGCCACTCAACAGTGGTGAAACAGGTACAGGGTTTATTTTCTAGATTACATACCGAGTCCAGTAATGGGTAACTCAAAACAAGATTTAACTTTTAATTTTATTATATTGGAGCTACAACAATGAGTGTACAAATTACTACGGCTTTTGTCGAACAGTATTCTGCCAATATCCAACTGCTAAGTCAGCAGAAAGGGTCTCGCTTGAGTGGACTTGTCCGCAACGAAAGCGTAACAGGTAAGAATGCCTTCTTTGAACAAATTGGAACGGTTGCTGCGCGTGTGCGTACTTCTCGTCATTCAGACACCCCACGCATGGATACACCCCATTCACGCAGACGCGTTTCTTTGGTGGACTATGATTGGGCTGATCTTATTGACAACGAAGATAAGGTTCGTATGTTGATCGACCCTACTTCTTCTTATGCTGCTTCTGCTGCTTTTGCAATGGGACGAGCTAAAGATGATGCTATTATCACTGCTGCAACTGGTTCAGCTTCTACAGGAGAGAGTGGTTCTACTAGTACTGCTTTACCTTCAGGACAGAAGATTGCCGTTGCTACTGCTGGTTTGACCCTAGCTAAATTGCTCTCTGCTAAAGAGATTCTTGACAGCAATGAAGCAGACCCAGATATGCAACGCAATATCGCTGTTACAGCTAAACAGGTTACTGATCTTCTCAACACCACTGAGATTAAAGATTCAGACTATAATACTGTAAAAGCCCTTGCACAAGGACAGATTAACTCTTTCTTAGGGTTTAACTTTGTCCGTACTGAGCGTCTTGGTACTGACTCAAACGGTGATCGTCAGGTTATCTGCTGGGTTCAAGATGGTATTCTTTTAGCGACAGGTAAGGATGCAACATCTAAGATTTCTGAGATGCCTACCAAGAACTACTCAACCCAGGTCTTTTACTCTCAAACCATTGGCGCTACGCGAATGGAAGAGGAAAAGGTCGTCGAAATAGCTTGCGCTGAATAAGGAGAATTATTATGTCAAGTGTTAAAAGTGTAAATATGAGTAACATTACCGCTACCCCTCAGGTGAATGCAGATTCCTCTGAAGTGCACGGTCGTATGAGAGTGTGGTATGATGTTTATGAAGCCACTGCTCTGGCTTCAGGAAGTGACATAACTGTGGCTCGTTTGCCTAAAGGCGCAGTAGTTTATGGTGTAACTATCATGCACGATGCTCTAGGGACTGGTGTCACTCTTCAGGTTGGCGATGCATCTGACGGGGATCGATATATCACCTCAACTGCTGCTGCAACTGCTGGTCAAGTGACTCTTGCTGACGATGGGGTAATTGGTGGTTTCGGTTATCAGAACACAAGTGAGACAGATGTGCTGATTACTACGGGTGGCGCAGCTGCTACTGGCACTATCAAGTGCGCTATTACTTATGTAGTTGATTAATCACTATAGGGAAAGGTTAAGGTTTGTCCTCCTTTGTTCTTAACCTTTCCCGCTTGGAGAATTAAATGGCAAGTGCTGTCCAAATTTGTAATGTAGCTTTATCAAAGATTGGTGAGTCCCCTATTCTGTCCTTGACAGAGGACTCTCGATCAGGTAGAGTTTGTAACCTAGTTTATGTCGACCTCAGACAAGCAATTCTAGGTGCGCATCCTTGGAACTTTGCAATAAAAAGAGTAGAGCTTTCTGCTCTTACGACAGCCCCTGCCTTTGGGTTTTCTTACCAACACCAGTTACCTTCAGACTTCTTGAAGGCTCTTCAGTTTTACCCAGAAGGGACAGACATAGCCTATCGGGTAGAGGGGAAGAGGGTGCTTTCCAATGAACCCTCTGTAAAACTTAGATACGTGTCAGACGTAACAGATGCTAATGAGTACAGCCCTTTGTTTAGAGAGGTCTTGTCTGCTAGGCTTGCTTCAGAGATTGCTATCTTCTTGTTTGATGACAGAACCCTATCAGATCAAATGTTTACTTTGTACCAAGACAAGCTCATAGAAGCTAGATCTATGGATGCAATGGATGGAACTCCCGAAAATATTGAAGCAACTTCTTGGTTGGAGGCTAGATACTAGTGCCTGTACAACAACCCATTTTATCTAATTTCACGAGTGGGGAGTGGTCTCCCAAGATGAATGGGAGGGTTGATCTTGAAAAGTATTTTAATGCTTGTGAGAAATTAGAGAACTTTGTTCTGTTCCCACAGGGAGGGGTCGAGCGTAGGGGAGGAACTCGTTTTATCAACGAGGTGAAAACCAACTCAAGTGCAGTACGGTTGGTTAATTTTGAATTCTCAGTCTCCCAAGCGTATGTCTTGGAGTTTGGGAACAACTATATACGGGTGTATAAAGACTTAGGGGTGGTGGTAAGTGGGGGTTCTCCTGTAGAAATTTCCACCACCTATACTTCTGCTCAATTAGATGATTTGCAGTTTACCCAATCAGCAGACACACTGTATATAACACATAAAGACCACCACCCTTCCTCTTTAACAAGGTCTTCCCATACCAGCTGGACTTTATCAAACTTGGCTTGGTCTCCTGCAGGGTCTGAGCCTTCAGAGTGGACGAGCGGCAATTACCCTCAAGTAGTTACTTTCTATGAGCAACGGTTATGGTTTGCCGCCACCCCAAATGAGCCTCAAACTCTTTGGGCTTCCAAGTCTGGAGACTATACCAATATGACTCAAGGCTCTGCAGACGATGACGCCCTTGAGTATACAATTGCAACGGATCAAGTGAATGCTATTCGTTGGTTGAACCCTGGGAAAGTTCTTGTAATAGGTACAGCAGGAGGGGAGTTTATTGCTTCTGCTTCAAGCTTGGATGAAGCTCTTACCCCCACCAATGTTAAGATTGTTAGGCAGTCGAACTATGGGAGTGCTTTCCTACCCTCTATACGGTTGTCTGACACGGTGCTGTATGTTCAACGAGCGTCCAGAAAGCTGAGACAGTTCATCTATGCTTTTGAATCAGACTCGTATGTATCTACAGATTTGACTTTACTGGCTGACCATATAACAGAGTCTGGGATTAAAGATATGACTCGACAGTCTGTTCCTAATGAGATTATCTGGGCAGTACTTGAAGACGGGTCTTTAGTTTCTCTTTCTTATTTAAGGGAACAAGAAGTCCTAGCTTGGGCTAAACACCCGTTTACAGGCACAGACACCTCCATAGAGTCCATTACCTCCATACCGTCCTCTGAAGGAATACCTTTTGAAGAGGTTTGGATATCTGTAAAGAGAACCATTGATGGCTCTACAAAAAGATACATAGAGGTACTTAGGTCAGGGTTGTCCCCTACAAGTGCGATTGAAGACTCTTTCTACACAGATAGTGGTTTGTCCTACGAGGGTTCTCCTGTATCTTCAGTCTCTGGGTTAGACCACTTGGAGGGAGAGACAG